ACAGTGTTACCTGAAGCTCCTATTGCTGTGAAATCTGTCGTTCCAACTGTAGTAATCGTATAGTACTTACCAATCGTAAACGCACCAGCTGTTGTAGTAGTTGAAGAGGTAGTGCCAATAGCCTCGCCAGCCTTATAATACTTTAACACATACTCACCAGAAGCACTTTGCTCTCCTTCTTTATCTGTTAATAAGAAACTAGTTAGCTCTCTAGTGAAAGAGTAATTCATCTTGTTATTATGAAAAGCCTTGCCATCAATCCTGCGATAGGAAATATCATCGTCTTTATCAGAGTCTGTCCAAGTACCGCTAGCAGCTGAACATAAAGCTCTAGTTGTATTAGTAGTTGGAGCAACCGAACAGGTTCCTGCCTTTACTAATCTTAATTCAATTAACTCTAGGAACCTAGAAGGAATAGTAATACTAGAATTGCTACTAGCTACTGAGAAGCCTTCTAAAGCCTCTAAAGGAGGAACACGAAGTTTCTCATAAACCTTAGCTTCAGCCATCTGAATGAATAAATCAAGCTGAGTATCGGTTAAATCTGTTCTGTTCAGCCAATCCGCAATATTTGTGCGTAATGTAGCTTGATCTATGATGGCCATATAGGGCTCCTAAATTAGTTAGTAATACATAAGATGAGGATATTTAAACTTCATGATATGTTTAAACTTTCTCATTTCTTCAGGTTGGATATTCTTATCATGGATATTAATTCCATACTTTGTCATAATATCTAATGCAATTGTATCTGGTACATTGCAAAACGGTTTAAATCCTGAATCGATTCGCTTGTTTTTTTTACCGAACTCTCTTTGAGCTTTCGCCCATTCTAAATGAGGCTCGATATCTTGTACTATACCAATGCCACTGGCATCTGAATGTACTTCATAATCTTTAAATAATTGTTCTCTTATTTCTCTCATCTCTCATCTCTCATCTCTTTATTATTCTTACCGACAAAGACTCTTAGAATCTTTCTTGGTAAGAATAACCCCCACCCGAAAGCAGGGGTTAATTCAACTTTGCTTAACCTATTAAGTTAAAGACACATCAATGATAACACCGTTACCAGATGGACTCTTAGCTTCCAAAGTACACTCGTGTACCATGTAAGAACGTAAAGAGTCACCGTCTTCGTTGATATCACGGAACTGAATCGGACGAAGAGTTGCAACTGATAATAGAGAAGGATCGTAAACGAACACTTCAGTATCATCCATTAAGTAGTTGTGAACTAACTCAACATCACCAAAGTCAGATTCATACAAATCAACTGATTGGCGTAACTTGCCCTTCTCATCAATATTTCTACGAGTATTCATAGAAGAAGTATTAACTAAGTTAGAGAAGTTTACTTTGTTAGCTGTTGACATCATTACTTTAGATGGAGCTGCAGAAGTTTCGCCGTTAATTTCACGAAGAATTTCATTGATGCTTGCTAAAGTAAATGGCTCAGAAGCTTTACCAGTACCAGCTGCAGTAGCAACATCAGAACCATCACCAGCAGCTTGTGTCACTGTTAATGATCCAGAAGTTACAGATGCAACAGATTCTGCTACACCAGCATAAGACTGGTATCCGCCCATCTTACGAGCGTATGCTTGAATGCCACCTGAGGCTGAAGAGCCTTGCGTACCTTTTGTTTGAGAAGACACTAAAGTCTTCTCAATGTCACGCATGATTTCTTTACCTCGCTTCTCAGTCTGATATTTGAATTCAGACTTACGTCCAGCCTTGTCTACAGCTTCAAGAGAACCAGAAACACGAATACCTTTAGTAAAGATCTGTGCCTTGTTATCAATCTTCTGTACAACAGGACCGTCAGATTCTGCGAAGCTTGAACCTTCAACTGCAGCTTGCAATGCAGCAGCAGCTAAAGTGTCAGTTGACCATTCATGAGTAATCGCAGAAGCTTTGTTCTTACCGATTGAAGACATGAATGGAGTCATATCTCTAGATATATTAGAGATGTAGTTTGCTAGGTCCTCTTTCTGAGAACCCTGAGCAGTAAAACTGCCCGTTATGGTTGAAGTACCAAATTTAGTAGCCATTTTGCTATCCTTATATTAGACAGGCTGACTAGCCAAACATATTGTCAATAACATTATCAAAGAGAACTTTTGAATCGTTCTCTGTTCCTTTGCCTTTACTAACTCTTTGTCTAGACTGATCAACTCTGTTTTCTTTTTTAGTTGTTTTAGAAACAGGCTTTTTAGTTGAGACTCTTTTAACTGGGGCTTTCTTTCGTTTAACAGCCCCCTTAGAAGTAGTTTCAGCTAATCTTCGGAATTTGTCCACAAATGCAACTACTGCAGGATCTACCATTGAGTCAACAAGATGTTCAGGTAGTCCGCCTTTTAAAGCGAACTCTCTGTTAGCTTGTGCCACATCGTTTGACCAATCTGGAACATACTCAGGAATTGCAGTATGGAATGCTTCAACTTGTTTGTTGAATTGCCCCACTTGCTCTTCTTGAACCTTTCGTCCCATATTTTCCAACATTGAATCTCTGTTAGTTTTACGTTGAGAATATTCCTTTGTCGCCTTATTAAACTGTCTTTCTAGTTTACTAGCTTCAAAGTCATCTTCAGCGTAAGCTTCATCAACCTTCTTTTCAAGGTTTGATAAGATTCGCTTGTCTTTGTCATCTTGATCTTGTAGTAACTGTGCATTTATTTGAGCAAATACCTGAGCGTCTGCTTTATAAGCATCTAACTCTTTTGCCTGTTTCGCAAGTTCATCCCCTTTCTTCGACTGATGTTGTTTAGTCTGATAATTAGCGACAAGCTCTTCCATAGTGACATTGCTTTCTTCCCCATCAATCTTAACTGGGACTACAAAGTCCATATCGATTTCACCTTCTTCACCTTCTTCCGAATCATCTGCATCGTCATCTTGGGTAGCGTCCGTAGACTCATCCTCATCCTCAGCTTCTTCCTCTTCACTATCTTCCTCTACTTCATCAACTTCTTCAGCGTCCTCGTCAACGATGGGATCACCGTCTGTGAGTTCTTCTGTGTCTTCATTACTTTCTTGGGTAGCGATCTCATCTGTACCGAGCATCTCATCCGCCAAAGCATCAAAGTCAAAGTCTGAAACTTGCGACTCATCTCCATTACTAAAGGTAGCTTCGCTTTTTTGTTCTGACATATAGTCTCCTATTATAGGAGGGTCTATTTAAACCCTCTCAATCAATCATCAAATAGTTCTTAAATAGAACCTCTTATTTCTTGCCTTTACATTTATCACCGTGCCATCTACCATAAGTTAACTTTGTTAACCCTGTTTGACCACAATGCTCACATGTAACTGAACCTTCTTGCGTAACCTCTTTCTTCGCTGGTTTTGCTTTAGCATTAAGCCTTTGCATTGCAAGAATGTTTTCTTTAGCTTTAATTAAGTTGTTAAGCTCAGAAGCTTGAGCACCTAGCCCACGCCCTAAAGCAATCGTACTTAATGTCATCTTTATGCTAGATTCAATTCTAGCTAGAGCTTTTCCCTCTACATCATTCATCATTCATCATCCTTTTCACGAGCTTTGTTATTTTTAGCAGTAATTGAGCGCTCGATGTTCTTCATCACTGCTCCTTGACTAATTGCTAACTTATAGAGAAACTCTCTCGATTCTGTTTCAAAGTGCTTAGTTTCTAGCCACTGTGTAAACAGTTGATTGAGAATATCCTCAGTCACCATAGTCATAGTATCTTTTATTTCATCACATTGGTAGCCTTTAGTCAAGGTCCTTTGTGCATCATCATAAACCGATACCTTTTTTGGTTTTCCATCAGGGTCTTTCTTATAACCCTGCTGTCTATTGTATTTTTGTGTCATCTATCTCTCATCTATTGTTGTTGCCCACCCATCATTGCTGATGGATCCATACCCATTTGCTCTGCCATCTGCATAGCTTGCTCAGGGTTTTCTATAGCAGCTTGGGCTAATTGCTCACCTTGCTGTTGTATCTCTGCTGCTTCTTTCTCTTGCTCTTCAGTATCCTGATAAAGGCTTTCAAAGTCAACAGGAACTTGTCTAGGCACTTGTGCCCCTTCAGTTCCTTGAGCTTTAACAGAGACCTCAGCCCACTTACGATTTGATTCATCTTGTGCTGTGAGTAACTGACGCTTATTATCAATCTTCTTATTGTCAATCTCAGCCTTCAAGTAACTAATATTAGCAGAAGCTGTCTTAGTATCAAGCTCTGCCTTAGCCAACTCTATCTGCTTAGCTTTCTCAGAAAGATCATTTGCCTCTTGTTGCTTCTGCTGTATCTGTTGTTGAGCAGCTTCATCAGCAGGATCTATTAAGTATCTAGTAGGATCTAGACCCATGTTTGCCACAATATCAGTTGCAAGATTAAATGCAGCCATTGGATTTATATATGCAGCTGCCTCAGGATCTTGGGCCATCATAGGAAGTAATTGAGCTATTTCATTCAATTTCATACCAGTGTTCTGATTTGAATTCTCCCCAAGGTTAGCTTGTATCTCAAGATCCATATTTGAAGGCATGGTCTGTAAATCATCAGCAGATAATGAAGCATAACCTTTGTCTGTCTTGTATCTCATAGGATTCTTTAAATTCGACTTCATCTCTTTCAAGACTCCACGACATAAATCCTTAATACCGCTTTCAACAAATCTTCTAGCAATGTGTTCAACACGAATTTGAGCAGCGTTCTGAGCGCCAGCCATCTTCTGCTCAGAGTTGCCAGAAACAAACAATGTATCATTTAATCCCATTGCAGTTTTAGTAAGCCCTGTTGATTGCTCTTTTTGCAAACCTAAGAACTCAAGCATTCCAGCTGTTCCTGGGCTTATTTGCTCAGGAGTAATCTGTTGTATAGCATTCGCAGGAGAACCGTTAGTAGCAATAATTTGCTTAGGTAATGGGTTCTGTAAAGCGGCAAAGTCTACTACATTAGGATCGGCTAGCGTTCTGCCGTAATTACCAAAATAAACATTCTCTACGAAGCCACGCATAACAGCTGTAGTAGCTTGCGTCTGTGGGCGAGCCATATCTAATAATGACAACCCGTAGAATTCATGAGGAATCTCAATTGGATTCAATATTGCAATCGGAATATAGGAAGCGTCTTCTTCTTCTAGAATTGTGTTTCCAGCTTTAATGACATGCTTTAATTCAGCAATACCATCACCGTCACGATCAGAACGAATCCAACATTCAACCACAGTAATAGAGATATTTGCCTCATCTTCCGCATCATCTACATTACTCCAGTTATCGATACCTGCTGATTGCTTACGAGCATAAGACTCAAGAGACCATTCAGAATCTCTGAAAGAAGCCTCTTCCCCCATCTCAGAAAGGTCTCCAGTAAAGTCTGGCCAGTTAATTCTAATCTCAGAATGGGTCATGTCGGTTACTAAACCAACAAACTTAGCCTCAGCAACTGTATCTGCTGCCTTATCAATCATAAATGATTCAGGAGGTATGTTCGTTACCTTAACTCCAGATTTGTCAATCTTTCGTCTTAATCTAACATCTTCATAGACAACGGTATCCCCTAACTCTAGGTTGATAAATTCGCTCTCTTGGATGTTAAGATCTCCAACAATCTCTACATCTGTATCAGACAAGATTTGATCTAGCGCTTCTTGTTGAATGGTATCGTACTCTTCAACTTCGTAGTCAAATCTTTCTTCCCATCCCCAGGTTAGCGCACTGTTCCCAAATACAACTGCAGACTTAATCCATGTTTCAAGCTTAGTCCAGCCATTAGGATTAGAATTGAATAGGCAGTAGTTCACTACATCCGATGCAACCTGGGAGGCCTTTATAGAGGCCACTTCGTTGCTATACGGTGTGAATAATGCTAACTTATTGTTATCAAGTAGTAACTTAGTTAACAGCGCGGTGTAACCCTCTGCAATCTCTGCAGAATCTGAAGAAACAATCTTAGACACGCCTTGGGGAGATAAGTCTCCTTTAGCTTCTAAACTCATTTCATAAATTGAATTCTCTCTTCTCTTTGCAGCATCTGAAGACCCTGTATAACCACCTGTGGTATTACGGATATTTCTGTCAATCGAATCGATCAACATGTCATCATCTACTTTCTCTATCTTATGTTTGCTCATTCGCTCTCTCGCTTATAACCACTTAGTATCTGGGGCTTGGTACTGAGAATTAATCTCTCCCCAACTAAAGGTTTGGTTAGTTAATGAATGACCATGTGTACGATAAGCCTCACAAGTAATTGCTAAACTCATCACCATGTCATCATGATGTCCTACTGAGGCCTCTGCTTTTCCACTTGGAGTAATAATGAAGTTTCTTAATTCTTCTATTATCAAACTACTAGGAATCGCTATATCCTCATCCTCAATCATTCTTCTTAAATTAGAAATAATTGGGGCTCTTGTTGCTGTTGTTGTCTTAAAACCTAAATGGTTAATACTATCTGAGGCTGTGTTAGCAGTCTTTCTTTGCTGATACAGATTTGGATAATTCATGCCAAATAGTTGCTGTACTGTTGCAATGCCAATTGAGTTTGCCTCTGGGCAAATCAATCCGTTGTTATACCATCTACCTAAGTAAAACAAAATCTTTCCAAATCTAACAGGGTCAGTAATATTGCTTCTGTAAATAGCCACAACCTCCCTTTCCGAGTTCATTACTGTTGCTACCGAGTAATCGCCCTTTACACCTAAAGCGACATCTGCCCCGATTAAATACTTTGAGTTCTTTTGCGGAGCCTGCCAAATGGATAAACTTCCTTCATTAGACTCGTCAAACGCAGAATAGTCGTCATTATATTCTCTTATGCTCTCTGGGGCTATGGTAATGTACTTGTCCAAAGTTTCTTTACTGAATACAGAACTACCACTTTGTAAGAAGCTTTCTTCAGCTGTAAAAGGATACTCCTGCTTAAACATCGCTGTGGATGTCTCTGCAACCTTAATCCTTCTCCAAAAGATCTGCTCGTTATCTAGTGCCCATCTTTCCTTTAACCTGCCCTCATCGGGAGTTAATTCGATATTATCGGGACACTTAAGCTTATACTCATCTTGTAGATACCAAGGCACAAACAAAGGCGTAAAGTTACCTTCCCCTTTCTCTGCCTTATTCCACAAATCATAATAAACACCTTGAGCACCGTTAGATGTACTATTAATGATAATAATACTACCTTTAGTGAGCGCTACAGACTGGAATAGTCCAGCCATAACCTTATCAGCATTCTGGAAGAAAGCAGTTTCATCACAAAGTAACGCAGTATTAGTAGTGCCTCGTCCTGGGTTATCTGCTCCAGCTGTGAACAATCTAAATTTGGAATCGTTCTCCTTGAAGACCATTTCCCTCTTATTCGATACCCCTAACTCTGGCCTAACATTCTCAGGAAGATTCTCCCAGAATGTCTTACTCATACTAAAGATACTCTCAGTCGTAGGCTTATCTAACGAAATAATTACAGCTCTCGTATTCTTAAAAAAGAGAGTTCTATGAAAGATCAAAGCACTTGATATAGTTGAGAACCCTGCCTGTCTGTACTTACTGATGATCATTCGGACATATCCGATTTCTTTCATCTGCTTAATATACTCATCAACAACAACCTCTTGAGCCTTGTTAACTGTCAGATGGATAAGACCTTTGTCAGCATCCTTAGGATAGATCATTAAAGCTTCTTCAATAAAAGCCCTTGGTTCTCTCTTCCATCTTTTCCACACCTTACGCTTCTCTAATTCAGCCAATAACTGAGCAGCT